AAATAACCTTCGTGGTTGGTGGTTAGCAGAGCTCTAATATGGCACAATACTACAACTCTATAAAAACGATGAAGACCGCCCGTATCGGAACAATACTTCCGTGGGGTGGTGACGGTTCTCAAGGAAATACAGCAGCAAATATTCCAAAAGGTTGGGAAGTTTGTGATGGTCAACAAGCAGATGCCAATGATTATCCATTATTATTTTCTGAGATTGGTAACACTTATGGTGGTACTGGTGCAGGAGATTTTCCTAACTATACAGGTATATTTTACTTTCCTAAATTGACCAATAGAGTGATGGTTGACCTTGAACCAGAGTATCTTGATGATGCTAAGTATCAGTATGGTCAAGGTGATGTTAAGAATGTTGTTGTGGATGCTGTAGGAACAAAATTTGGTGATTTTATATCTGGTTTTGGTAGAGATAAGGTAATTAAGAATAGTTGGTCTGCTAATGCGGATATAGATTTTAGTTTATCAGATCCTAACTTAAAATTATCTGGTAAGATTACCAATATGAGGATTACTGATCCTGATTTCAGTGCAACTATAACAACATTAAATAGAAAATTAGGTATTAATCATACTCCAGGTCATAGTCATCCAGGAAACTTTGATTCTGCTACTAGTAGTTTCTTTGGACCAGCAATTTTTTCTGCAAGTAATGTTAATGTAAGTGGTAGTACAGACCATCCAGTGTGTTCTCCTGTTAAATCAACAATGCATACCTGTGCATTAGATCCTTCTACTTCAGCTGCAAATTCATGGCAGCAAGGAAGAACATTATTGGCTTATTATGGTGATGAACAATATGAACATACTCTTCCTTCTGGAGATAAGTTTCATGATTTTGTTAGTGATGCTGGAAAGGATTATTGGTCACAAGTTCCTGCACCAGATTGGCATAATGGTACACCAACAAGAAATAGTCCTCAAGCAGGAGCTCAAACTGTTAACTTTACTGGAAATATAGGAACTAATGCTTTTCCTTATGAACCTGATAAGAATCACCAAATTCCAGCATGGGTAGGATTACACCCAAGACCAATTATATTTGGTAATAGAAGAAATTACTTTGGTTATGGTAAGGGTACATTTAATAATCTGGTAGATAACCCAGAGAATCCTGCTAATTATTTTACTGTTAATACTGTTACTGTTGGTGTTGCTACCAATGAAATTTCTTTACCAGCAGGAACGGATATTAGAACTAGTCATGGTACTGCACCAGATAATTGGTATCAATATGATAAAATACATCCTTGGATGTTAGTTGATGGAGAATGTTTTGCTAAAGGAACTTCTATTACTCAGATTGAGAGGAGTGGTACTACTGATGCTAATTTTGTTTATAAAATTACATTGAGTGCTAATACAATTAATACTGCTGCTGGTCAATTTGATGTTACGTTTAGACAAGGAACATATATTTCTTCTCTAAGTAGTATAGGAGATTTTGATCCAAATAGCACTGGATTTACTTCACATAATCATGGTACATTTGATATTCAGATGGGTAGAGGATCATTAAATCCACCAGCAACATATCCATTAAATGATATTAGTATTGGTTCTGTATATCCTGAAAGTCTTGAAGATGCTCTAAATATTATTGTGGATACAGATCAACCATCAATGGTTATAGTTTATCTTATCAAGGCATATTAATGGCAAAATTATATTCTCAAGAAAGATCAAAATATGGCAATTTAACTGGTCAGATAATTACATGGCCTGTTGAAATAAGCCCTGATATTAACGCATCTTCAAATAGAGAGAAGTTGCCTTCTGGTTATTTAAGATGTGATGGTTCTATTTACAATGTTGTTGATTATCCACAACTTGCTGCTATTTGTGGTGTAGGTACTGCTGGTAAGTTTGTTAGAAAGAATCTTGCTGGAGAGGCATTACAATCTCTAACTGATAATCAATTTGTAGTTCCTGATTTATCATCTAAGTATCCTAAACCATCACCAGGAGCAGATGCTGGTGTTTATAAAAGTATTCGGGAAGTAAATGCTGTTAACAATGAGATTAGTCGTTCTGGTATTGGTATTGAAGCAACATCAACATTAGGCACATCTATACAGGTAACATATACAGGAACATTTACTGTTCCTACTCAAGCAATTGAACTTCGGGGTAGACCATCATGGACATGGGGAACTACTAATGGTAGACAAACAGAGAGTGAAGTAGTTGATGCTTCAGCCATTGCAGGACACATGCATTTTGGTAGTGTTAAAAGATCCAGACTTAAAGCAACTAACGAGACTGATACTACTTCTCCTTCTATTGTAAAGGATCCACAAGCTGCTGGTCTAGTTTCTTATTGGAATGCAAGCACAGTTCCAATTTATGATTGGTTAGATAATACTGTTGCTTCTGGTACTACTGCATTTCCAGGAAATAGTCAGGAGCCATGTAAAGCGATGTCATCAAGAATGGCTGCAGGTCATTTTGAATTTAAATGGGGTGCTTTTAGTGGTATATTTGTTCCAGGCGTAGGTAACCCAGTTTCTTATAGTAATGCATGTTGGAATGATGGTGATCAGATATTTACTTCATGGAAATATAATTGTTTATTACCACCAGCTCAAGGTGGTAATGGTACAGATGGATGGGTAAATTATCCTATAAGTACAAGTCAAAGTGCATATGCACTTGATAATATGAGAGTTTCGTCAACATCTGCTAGTTTTTTACTTTTTGTTTGTGTTATTAATAATACAAATACACCACAAACTTATAGTGCTACATTACCTGCTAACTATGTTCAGGGTGGTGATGGAGTTCCATTAGATTGGAAGAGTGCTTCATTACATGATGTTGTACCTCTTAACAGCAACCTAAATAGTGGAAGCACTAGAATATATGCTGATCTATTAAATGAAATGAATGAGACAGAAGATCTTGTTCAACCAGGTGGTGATCCAACTAACCATTTCCATAAGGTGAATTTAGAAAGAGGAACACATAGTTTTAAATATGTTACTGATGCATTAGATTTAAATCCTGATGCATTAAAAACTACTTTAAATTTAAGTGTTGATAATGCAGTGTCTGTAGATAGTGTGGTTTCACCATTTATAGTTTTAGAATATCTAATAAAGATTTGATCCATGACAGTAGCACCAAATCCTGCATACAGGAATATTAGACAAAATTATTATACAGATAAGGCATCTGATACTACTGAAGTTGGTACTATTATTAGTACAATGAAAGCAGTTGGTAATAGTGTATATGATAATACAAAAATACCAACAACACCTAGTTATAATTTCACTAATGGACAGATTACTAGAGAGACTTCTGGTAATTCTCAAACAGAACTTAATCCAGAGTATCAGTATCCTGGGTACATATATTGTGATGGATCAGAATATAAGATAGAAGATTATCCAGCATTGTATACAATACTTGGTAATGAATATGGTGGCACAGCGAGACCAGGATTACAATTAACTAATGGTGGAAGTGGTTATCCCAATACTGGTATGACTATTACTTTTACTGCACCAACTGGTAGTGAAGCAGATAAAGAAACTATTGAAGCAACTCTTACTGTAGTTGGTGGTGTTGTTACTGCTGTTTCTTCAACAAAGTTGGGAAAAAGGTATAATAGTGCTCCTACATTTACTCTACAGAATGCAGGTACGGGTACTGGACTTGCATTAGAATTTAATTTTAATAGTATTGGACAACTTGAGGATATTAAACCAACAAATGTATTCACATATTTGGGTGAAACTAAGAGTCTTGGTACATTTATGGTTCCAGACTTAAAGACAAGAAAGATTCTTGGATATGGTACTGTATATGGATCAGGAAGTCCTACTGCTGGACTATTAACAACTGGTGCAGGTGCAGATAAGGTAGGTGGTAAATGGTTATTTGATAAGACTTCACAAGGTGGTTATTTTTCTTTGGGTAGTATAACAACAGTTGATTATGAAAAAGTTACTGATTCTGTAGGAGCTAATATTGCTGGAACTCAATCAGTAAAGGTTAGTATTCTGAATAAGAGATTACAAGACGTTCCTCAACATAATCACTACGTTTATCATACATCTGGTGGTACTTCTATTCAAGGGTTGTCTGCATATACTGGTGATAGGTATATGGTTGAGTATAAGAGTAAAAATTCAAGATTATATCAATGGTTTCCTGTTGGTGGTCTAGCATTTGCACATAAACATGCATTATTAAAGCAACCATTATCAGATAATACTGTCGCAACCTATGATATATTAGATTACACTCCAGGTGCAGAAGGAACAGGATCATTAAAATCTTCAACACCAACTATACCAGCAATAACAAAGGATGGAAGTGCTTCTAATGTAAACAATTCAGCTAATACAATTGCTCTTACTGCTCATGGATTCTCAACAGGAGATAAAGTATTATATACTGTTGGTAAGTTAATCCAGGATGTATCTCCATCTGATGTTAATACTGGAGATGATAGTATTACTTTAACTGCTCATGGATTTACAACAGGTGATTCTACTACTTATGGTAGAGGAACTATAACACAGGTATTGACATCTAGTGGTAGTACAGTTGATATTGCAAATGATAAATTAACATTTACTGGTCATGGAATGACCACTGGTACTGCATTGAAATATGTTAGCACAAGTGGTACTGCTATATCAGGAATAACTGTTGGATTTACATATTATGTTAGATCAGTTGATGCTAATACTATTACATTGCATACTACTGCTGGTAATGCAACAGCAGGAACTCCAATTATTGATATAACTTCTACTGGTGCAGGAGTACAAACTTTTTCAGTAGAAGGGACAGACATTGGAGGATTAACTAATAATACCACATATTTTGTTATTACTACTGATGTAAATACTCTTAAACTTGCTAGTACTCTTGCATATGCTACTGCTGGAACTGCTATTGATCTTACTAGTCAGGGTACAGGAGTACATACTCTATCAGTAGCTGGAACAGCAATTCCACCATTAACAGATAACACATATTATTATATTATTAGTGTAGATGCTAATACTATTCAATTAGCAGCAACGATATCTGATGCTTCAGGTGGTAGTGCTATTGATCTTACTGGACAAGGTTTAGGATCATTTACTCTTTATAGAGCAGCAGTTACTGGTGATGGATATTATATGGCATCTGGTGGTGCTGGTGCTGGTACATGGGAAAATGTAACAGCAATTCCAGTACCAACATTTAAAAAGTTTGGTCCTTCATCTGTTATTGGTGGTAGAACTGTTACGACTGGTGGTGTCCCTATTATTGAATATCCAGATGGACTTAATACTGAAACTAGTCCACAATCAAATACAGGTATTACATTTCCAGCATCTTGGACTAGATTCATTGCAACTATTTTAGGTGGTGGTGGATCTGGTTCTCCAGGAAATCAAGCTGGTAATTCAGGATCTTCAAGTAATATTACATTTGGTGGTGGATTACTTACTGTTACTGCCAATGGTGGACAAGCAGGTGGTTTAAATTCAGCAAGGACTGATGGAGGACAAGGTGGAACCGTAACAGTAACTGGTACAAATGCTAGTGATATTAGTACTTTCATAAATTCACAGGGTGCTTCTGGTACTAATGGAACAGCAGGTAGTTTTTATAAAAAACTTTTTGCATCAAGTCCAAACCAAGCAGGATCTGGTGGGGATAATCCTGGAGCAGGATATGATAATGATGGTAGTGATGGATTACACACATTAGTTTCAGACACTGAAAATCCTGGTAGTCAGAGTGCTCAGACTGGATCAGGTAGTATTAATTTGTCTAGTACAAATTATATGTACACAGAAATAAAGGTGACATTAGCAGGTGGTGATGGTGGTACTCCTACTAACTTATGTGGTTGTAATGCAGTAGGTGGTAAGGGTGATACACTGGTTTTATCAGTTACTAATCCTACTAATGGACTTATAGCAGATTATCAAACTGGTGGAAGATCAAGTGGGAAGCAAGGTGGAACTGGTGGATATGGTGCTAATGGTGGTTTAGGTGGTAATAAAAATGGATCTGGTTCAAATGGTGCTGGTGGTGGAGCAGGAACTGGAATGAAGATAGGTGGTACTATTGTCGCTGGAGCAGGTGGCGGTGGTGGTGGAGGAGGGACAGATGGAAACTCTTGTGCTTGTGGACTTTCTGGTACAACTAACAATACTACAGGATGGAATAGTGATACTGCTCAAGCAACAACTGAAGCTCTTTTCAACGGTGGTGGATCTGGTGGACAAAACGCTGGATGCAACGGCGGTGGAGGAGGTGGCGGTGGCGGTGGATACGCTAACGCAACTATAACTGGTCAAGGTATTGGTAATGGTGGAGGAGTTGGTGCTGGTGCTGGACACGGTGGTGGATATGGTGGAGGTCGTGGAATGTCTGCTTACAACACTGGTATATTCACTAAAGTTTCTCAAGCAAATACTAGTGATGGTGATGGATATATTTCATGGACTTGGAAGGAGGATAGAAGCTACTGGACTAACGGTGGTGGAGGCGGTGGTGCTGGAGGATATATTTACTTTGATATTTCTTCTGATAAGATAGGATCAAATGTTAGTGCTACTTTTACTGTTGGTCAAGGTGGTGCTGGAGTTGGTGGAACTGCTAATGGTGGAGCTGCTAAGGTTGAATATGGATTTGGAGTCATTACTGGATATGAGGGTGGATCAACTAGTACAACTGTTGGTGATATAGTAGTTAAAGCTTCAGGTACTGATTCTAGCAATGGACCTGAAATATATCCAAGCGGTACTGGTGGTGGTAACAGTGGTGGTTTCCAACTACCAACGATACAGGTTCCTGAAGTAGAAATTCTCACTGGTACTACAGGTGGTAGTGGTGCAGCTGCAACTGTAAGTGTTAGTAATGGATATGTTGATAGTATCACTAAAACTGCTGCTGGTACTAATTATGATGATGCACCTGAAGTTCGCATTAAACATGGTGCTGGTACTGGTGCATATGCTGTAGCAACAGTAAACAATGCCAAGGAAGTTGATACTATAGTATTATCAACTCAATCTGTAAGATCAGCATATACCCATTATGTTAAAATAGGTGGAGCACCATCTGGTACTAATCCAGAAGATTATCATAGATGGATTAATATAAAAGAACATGACTGCACTAATGTTAAGAGATTTAGTATTAAATGTGCTCGTGGTAATGGATTTAATGGTGGTGATTTACCAGAACAGGGTGGTGATGTACTAAAATTATATTATAATACTGATTTAAGTGATAACTTCCCATCTAATAAATTGATAGGAACTCTTGTTCCACTTCCAACTGCTGCTGAAGTAACTAGTAAGTATGATGGTGATGGTACTGGTAATGATGCAACCAAATGGTATTGGTATAGTTTAGATCTACCAACGGGAGCACAAAGTGGTACTACTAGATTTCAAATCAGACAGGAAAGACCTGCTGGCAGTGGTTCTAATGATAGTGGTACTGATACTGATCATTATGGTATATGTGATTTCATATATGAGTATAAAGAGACAACTACTCCAACATTTGTTCCTACTGATGGATCAATCTCAACAAATGCTGATGAGTTAACATATGTTGTTGAAGGTAATGCAGCGAGTATCTATACGTCTGGTGCAACTGCATTGGATGCTACATTTACTCTTAATTCACAGAATCCTTTAGTACCAGTACCAGCAATTGATCCTGATTTTCCTGTACCACTTCAGGAATCATATCATCTTTGTAAGTACTTAATTAAAGCATTCTAAATATATAAGGGAACTAGAGTAATAAGATGGCACAACTACTTTTGCAAGTAAATGCAATAACAAAACAAGTATCGTATCAAGGTGTAGAGAAAACTATTCCAGACACGTACTGGACTAGTGATATAGTACCCGCAATTTATCCTACTTGGGATGCCGATAAGGATAAACTTGTGTTATTTGCATGGTATGATAATGACTCATACATGTGCCAGAGACGTAAATATGTCATGAATTTCAAGACTAATGCGTTTGAGTGGAAAGACTATGAGATGGAGCAGGTTGATAATGGTATTGGTAAAGCATTATTTGATAAGTTTAAAGAGACATTCTTTTTAGTTGATTCCCTTGAGACACAAGAGTATCAGAATGAATTTGCTAAGATACATGCTGCTGTTGGTGTTACAAGTTGGTTAACAGTTAGACTTGCTCGTAACTTCTTATTATCTGAGACTGATTGGGTATTCTTAGAGGATTCTGGTGTTAGTGATGCTGATAAAGAACTATACAAGAAGTATCGTGCTAAATTGAGAGATCTCCCTGCAAATAATGCTAATAGTGATCCAAAGGATATTAAGTTCCCTATACCAGTAAAGTATTTTAAAGAGATTTATTCTAATAAGAATAATGCAAGTACAGATTATCTTGGGACAGCTGATCAATACGCAGCATTATCAGCACACTATGGTACAACATTTAGAGAGAAGTTTGCATCATATCTAATTGTTAAAGAGATAAGTGATAGTTTATACTATGATACATTCTTAACTGCATTGAAGAATTCTGAGATGGTATATGAGCCTAATCTAGGCGTTAAAGACTTTGAGAATGTTACATTCACTGATGCAGAGAAAGCTAAAACAAAAGATTATCTAGATCTTTTAATCAAAGGAATTGATAGTGGAGAGATAGGATAATGACAGTAACATCAGCTAATACATGGGATATGATTGATGCCTATTGTAATACTACAGGCAAATCTATCATAAGATTCAATAACTCAAAGATTGCATCAGCATCAGCATCTAAGCAAGCAGAAGTTTGGACATGGTATGCTAATTTTGCTGAGGATTCTGTACTTGATATGATGAAGACCCTTGGCACATGGGATATGGTAATAGAATTAAATGAAGATCAAGCAATAGCAAATGCAACAGCATGGTTCCCACCAAAAGAGGATGTACCCAACAAGGATGAGGATTATTATTGGGAGTGTCATGTAATAGGTAAGGATGGTGATTTTGTTTGGAGAAATGCTGACGCACCACCATCTAAGAGCTCTTGACACCTATGATATAATATAATGAAGTGAGGTGATGATTTGGCAATAACAACTGGAACTTTGACGACTAGTGATCAAGGTCAAGTAATGAACTTTGAGCACAATCAGTTTTTAAAATATAAAAGAGCATCTGTTCCCATTGAAGCAGTTGATAGTTTGAGGTTGTACCTTGATACTCTTGAACTGAAATGGGAGGAAGGTGTTGTTAATGGATATGAAGGTGAAATCAATTATCAAAGAAGAAAGAATAAGATTGCATGGGTGAATGATCAGCATGTAAGAGAATATGTTTGGATGCAATTTATGAGTGCCAATAAAGATCCTGATTGGTGCTTTGAGATTGATGCAATGGAGGATATACAATATAGTTCATATAAAGTCAGTCAATATCCAGATGATTCTAATCCAGACATGAGACTGAATGATCATTATGAATGGCATAATGATATGGTACAAGATGTTGATGCTAAACCATCAAAGAAATGTCGTAAACTCTCTTTGTCATTAGTATTAAATGATGATTATGCTGGTGGGTCTTTTGAAGTAGGACATTTTCATAGAGGTGAGATATTAAAAACAACGATGCCTTTGAAGAAAGGTGACATTATAGTATTTCCATCTCAAATGGAACATCGTGTTAATCCTGTTCTTAGTGGTGAACGTAAAGTAATAGTAGCATGGGCTTGGGGTCCATTATATAAGTAATGTCATATATTGGTAATCCTTATGAAGGATTTGAAATTACGAAGGTAACAAAAAAAGATCTTCCTGTATTTTCTACTGTCATGCATAATAGTGAACATCTCAATTCACAATTATTAGCATCAATTAATATATTACAAGCAAGACAACCAAAGAGTCATGATAGTAATGTTAAATGTACTTGGCGTAGTGATTGGTACATCCATAATGAAACGGAGTTTGGATTCTTTGTACAATTGGTTAAAGAGTCTGCTCTCTTTATTTGTCAGTATCATTTGTTAAATCCTAATATGAGATTAAATTGTATCAATATGTGGGCCATGAAGTATGAGGATGGTGATTATGCAGAATTACATGATCATTTTCCTGCTACGTTGTCTGGAATATACTATGTTGATGTTGAGGATGATTGTTCTCCTCTTGTTATTGAAGATACAGAGATAAAACCTGAGAATGGTTTAATGGTATTCTTTCCATCAATGGCATCACATAAGGTAGAACCCACAACTGGTAAAAGGACATTAATATCATTTAATCTTATGGGAGCTGCAATGTAATGAATGGATTGGAAATATATCAAAAAGTATATACAGCAGAACAATGTAATCAACTCATTAAATTATTTGGTGATGATGATAGAAAACAATCTGGTAAGATATTGTCACCAGATGGAATGAAAGAAGATCCAAGCATTAAAACATCAACAGATCTTCAGTTAAACTTCTTAAATCCAGATGATCAGGTGTATAAAGATATTATACTTCAACCACTTGCTGAAAGAGTAGGGTTATTCATTGAAAAATATGCATTTTTAAGTGTATGTGATAGATGGGACATAAGTGGAGAATATAATATTCAACGATACAATGAAGGTGAAGGGTTCTTCAAACCACATTGTGAACAGGGTGCTAACAATCCATATAGAATGTTGGCATGGATGGTATATTTGACTGATTCAATATCTGGTACTGAGTTCCCTTATCAAAATACTATAGTAGAAGC